AGGTGAAAGAGATGCTGGAGGTCCAAAGTAGGTGCGGAAGTTACGTGATCCACGTACGAAACGAGTCCTAACCAAGTCTACACTCACCTGTAAACAAGGATGATCGTCGATCCATAGTGATCGACGGGCTTTGTTGGTGACAAAGGCCCGGTCTTCGTACATCATAAAATGGTCATAAACTGGTCTCGGCCAGACAAATGACCATAACTTCGGTCCCCTCTGGAGGACACGGAAGGAAGGAGGTTGATAGGAAGGCGCCTGAGAGGATCGTTCTCGGAAGGATGCATAGTCGATGGAGACCCTTTCGGGTTTAACGGGAACGCCCGTCCATCTAGAGACCATGTCTCCTGCCACGTCCTTCGCCATAGTGTCAAAAACACCGTATAGGGAGGCCTTTGGAGGCGGCCCTATGACCATTTCGACACTTCGACGTACGCCTTTCTTTATTGTGGGGGCCGCGCCATCCGTCAAGGCACGGCGAAACCAAGACTTCTTGGAAAGGATCTGGTACTCTCTTCTAGATAGAGTCGACAAGTCTATCTGCCTAGCAGATATCTCAAAGCGCATCAAACAATTCACGACAAGACTTACAACCTCGCCGCGAAAAGTTTTTAGCCCATTGAGAACCTCTGTCAAGAGACAACCAGGTTCCTTCCTGCAAGGTCGGAAGAACGAAAGGACGGGTTTAGGGGCCAACTGGCCTCTACGGATGAAGAAACTCTGGGAGTTCAAATCCGCGGAGATGTTTGAGTAGCCGGTCTTCTCAACATTGACACAAAGTCCGAAAGTTCCAGTCACCTCTTTCCAGAGGGAAAAGAACTTCCGATCACCTGCAAAGACGCAGTCATCGCCGTTGAAACGACCAACGCGGTTGGCCCCTGCCCCCCTCGCGATATCGCTGGCGATATCGAAACACGCCTTGTTGAGTAGGCAGAGCAATGGGAAACTCACCAAGTTCCCCATCATACTCCCCCTCTTAATTGGCCTAATCATTCCTGTGTGGGGATTTAACCACCTAAGGTTTGAAAAGGAGCCCAACAAGACGCTTCTCTCATTCTCGCTCAACCGAGCATCCTTCGACAGTTCTTCGATGATGACATCGACGGCTTCAAGATAAATCTTGTCAGTGGCAGATTCATAATCTCCGCTGATAACCGCCTCCCCGTCTTTCCTGTCACCAAGAACAGCCAAGAAATCTTCCTTCTTTACATCCCCACGTACGAGCCATCCGAAGGATGATAGATGGTCGTATAGGGCGTTGTGAACCGGAGTCAAGACCCGTTTGACACGGGCGGATTGCATCGTTACAACACGAAGCTTTCCCTTAGTCTTTGCCACTCCCAACCTGACGAGAGAATCGTCGTCGGAAGTTTTGGAAGGGCACGTAGCAAGCGTGCCACCTTCACCTTGAGTCGTTTCAAAACACCCCTGCTGGTCAGGGATGTAAACCCCACTCTCACTCTTTCTTATTCCCCCCCCAACACATTCTTTCCGAGCGTTTTCCAAACGCTCGCCCCACCCAGTGGCAAGCTCGCGAACACGACGTCGAAGCAACCAGTAGGGATCATGACACCAACTGGTGTTCACCCTATCAGGCGTCCGAGCCATTCGCTCTGCCCACTCACTCTTGGCCTCTTCACCCCGAGAAGCATCACAACTCGTGCAAGGAGCATCGAATATGCGCTTGCAGCTCTTAAGAGCCGAAGACATCTTCGAAGCGCGAACACGAGTCCTTGTCTTGCCCCCTCCCGTGGAGGTAGGCATGCGTGATACTATCGGGACGATTCGGTCCCAGTCCTTCCTAAGGTTAAAACACGTCGCGCCTGATAACTCAGGAAGCTCGCCCAGGAGTCTAAACTCCAGCTGGACGACGCGAAGTGCCTTTAGAAGGCCCCGCCTAATGGGCCCTGCTGCTGCGCAGCGGGCTGGTTTATCGGAACGGCTCTTGTGAGCGGAACCGAAACCCATTGGGAGTTGAGATTGATACGATCAGTCCAACGGGTCGTCCTTAAAGC